AGTCCCCCCGGGATCGTCTTTACGGTCAAGACTTCCGAAATTACAACACGCACCTACCGCATTGACTCCATCCAACCGAGCGATGATGACTACGAGATCGAAGCAGTCCACACTCCAATGCTTTCTGATGGCACGCTCCAGCTTTACGCTGAATGGAGCGATGACTCGTACTGGACGGAGCTGTAACGATGGCAAATTTTCCAGCAGTCACGCCCACGGCAATGGACTTCACCGCACCGGAATTTCCGGTCAAGTCCAACACCTCGCTTAGTGGTGTGGTGTCTCGCCGTATTTTCGGCAACCGTGGGTCGCGCTCGGTTTTGAGCCTGAGCTTCGACAACGTGACCGATGCTGTCGCCACAGAATTCTTCGACACCTGGAACGAAGCCAAGGGGCAACTAGACAGCCTGACTTTGCCAGCGGCTGTATTCACTGGAGCTGATGCTGCACTGACTGCATACCTTTCAGATGGAGGTGATCAGCTTGTATGGCATTTTGCCGAACCGCCTCAGTTGCAGCGCGTGACGCCGGGGGTCAGCAGCGTTCGAGTTACGCTTGAAGCAACTCGCGATTTCTAGCTAAAGTACTTTCAGATTGGAGTGAGCCTTGGCAGTCCTTACAGGTAAAAATGGTGCCTTGCGCTGGAATGGCAGCACAATTGGCAAGGTCCGGTCTTGGTCGTTGAATGTCAGCAGAGACGCGCTGGAGACCACTGATCTTGGCAAATATGACCGAACGTACACCACAGGATTGCGTGGAGCGACTGGCACTGCTGATTTGATGTACGACCCAGCAGAGGGCGGCGCAGTTCAATTATTGAATAGTATTTTTAGTAATGATTCCGACGTTTCCCAGTCGGTTGAATTTGTGTTGGATTCGGCGGGCGGTAAAACATTTAGCTGCAGTGCGTTTTTAACAAATGCATCGCCGAGCGTTAATGTTGCCGATATTCAAGTTTGCTCTATTTCGTTTCAGGTCTCTGGTTCAATTAGTGGCGGCTTCTAGGGATGGCAGTCCTTGGCATAAATGGGATTGTCAGGCTTAGGCGAGACGCGCCAGGCCCGATAGTCATTCCGGTGTCCAGTGCTCGCGCTGACATTGATGTTTTTTTGGTCAAAAGCCAAGAGTTTTGGAATGGAGACGAGGTAAGGCTTTTATCCCCAAATGGACTTCCGTTGTCTGCGGACGCGCTTCCTAGCGGTGTTGGCTGTTATTTCGGGTCTTTTTGGGAATTGGGTCCTAACAGAAATCATGTAACAGCCGAGGATGATGAATACTATGTAAGCAACGATGATTCCGTAGACTTTTACAATCAAGGAACGCCTGTAAATACAGCAACGTATTATGTTTACAGAGACAGGCTGGATCGAATTAGTTTTTACAACACGCGCGCCAAGGCTTTGAAAGGCGCCACTGCTGACAGGATTGACATCAAGCAACTTAATTTCAAATACATTGTAATGTCAGCAGCTGGAACGGAAGAATATGACAATGCAATTGCAGAATGCGTTGCGGCAGTTGGCGAGTACCGTTTGAGCGATGTAACCGATGAAGTGACGCTAGAAAGTATTTGTGACTTTCCGCCTTTGTTCTTGCAACCAGTCGCGGGGACAGCGGAATATGACGATGCAGAGCTGTCTCCTCGCCGCTGGATCAACGGATTCCCGTGGATCATTCAAGGTTGCATCGCGGAATGGAGTATCGAACTAGATGCTGCAGGCATTAACACTACAGCAGTTGGCGATAAATTTGGTGAAAATGTAAAATCAATTGTTAGCGGTGGCGGTAGTTTTGATTTTGACATTGACAGAAAAGCGAGTGACGACAGTTACGACGCGACTGCCTTGATGCAACTGCTTCTGCTGACGGAAAAAGGTTGCAAGGCCGAAGCGCAGTTTTACATGATCTACGGCAGGCAGGAAAGCGTTTCTCAACCAGAGCTCCTGCCTGGTGATTTGTTTTACGAATGCGATATTTTGATTACGAATAGCGCTGTCAACACCAGGGCAGGCGAAATTATTGTTGGAACCGCGAATTTTGTTACCACCGGTCCCATTGAGCTTAGAATGGGCACATAAGCTTGTGCTGTGTAGGGAGCCAACGTGACAGCCATCATCCTGCCTGGCCAGACTGGCGCAATTGACGATATCAATATTACTCAGGGTGATTTTCGCGATCAAATCGCCGCCATTGCAGTTGCCGCCCGCCGTTACTCCGGCGGCACTGATCAAGGCGTTAGCACCACGTCACTGTACGTGGACCCCGAGATCGGCACCGACGACTGGGAATCTGGCATCGCTGATGGCACTGCTGTGCCGCCGCTGACCAATCAGCAGATCACAGCGGGCTACTCCAAGAGCGCACCGTTCAAAACCCTGCAGCGTGCGCTGATTGAAGCCGCCCGTTTGTCCATTGTTTCGGGCGGCAGTAACGACTTGTACGACCGCGTGGTCATCCGCGTGTCACCAGGCGAGCACATTATTGACAATGCCCCCGCTGGTTCTGAAACCGTTAGCTCTTGGGGTAGCTCCTTTTCGCCTACTGCTGCAAATCTGCGTGCATTTAATGGCAGCGGCATTGGCGTGATCCTGCCTCGCGGCGTTTCGATTGTTGGCGAGGATCTGCGTAAGTCCGTCATTCGTCCGAGCACTGTTCCGGCAGCCAACCTCAGTCCATCAACTGCCCGTGGCGCAATCTTCAAAGCCACTGGTGGATCGTTCTTCTTTAATTTCACCTTCAAAGATGCCATTGGCATCACTACTTCGCACCACCTGTTGTCGGCGTTTGAATTTTGCGGTGAAGCTGAATTAGCTGCTTTTTATACCAAGGTTGCTACTGCATTTGGCCTGAATCCTGCTGATGCAGAAATCATTAATCCTGGTGAAACACAGATTACCACTGTTTATCCCGACGGCAGCGCTGTTCCCGAAGTTGACTCCACTCGCGGCAGTTCGCCATATGTGTTCAACTGCTCGCTACGTTCCGATTACGGAATGTGTGGCATGTTCCTTGATGGCGACAAGGTAACAGGCTTTAAGAGCATGGTGGTGGCGCAATTCACCAATGTGTCCCTGCAAAAGGATATGAATGCGTGGGAAATTTATAGCTCTGGTAGCTGGAGCGTCCCAGCAAATTACGCCGCCTACATTGCATCAGACATTAACGATGTGCGTTATCGCATCGGCGGCGATATCAATCACGAGACCGGATGTTATCAAGTTGATTATCGCAGCTTCGGCTTCAAATGTATCAACAATTCAATCTTGCAGGAGGTTAGCTGTTTCGTAATTGGCGATGCGGTTCACCATTGGACTGCAAGCGGTGGTGAATGCACCATCACCAATTCCAACTCAAACTTTGGCCTTACAGCACTGCTGTCTTCTGGCTTCCGTGGTATCGGCACTGATGGCGGCGCCTTCGATCAAGACAGCGGCTTTTTGGCAAAAGCCATCCGGCGTGCGCTTAAAGTACGCACCGATGGCAGCAACATTCGCCAAATCACGATTGGCACTGTTCAGAGTTACAACAGCGGCACTGGTGTACTGACACTTGAAGCCGCTTTCGACCCGAGCATCACTTTTGGTCGATACGGCTATAGCCTCAAGGAAGACGACTATTTGTGGATCGAAAATCGCAGCCGTGACACAGGCCCGGGCTATGTTCCAGGCGATAAAGATGCTTCTAGCGCTATTGACGTAAGGGCAAAGCTTGCCGCGACACCTTGGGATGAAGGATCGCCAACGCTCATCAGCGTCAACCCCAGTGGTGATCTAGCGATCAATAACATCACAACGATGGATCCTGCGGTGCTGGTAGGCAACCGCGTTTACATCCGCCGTCTTGTGGACACACGCACTCCAGAGGAGCGCAAGTATTCAGTCATTGTCGAAAACAGCAACCCCACTGCTACCCGCCGACCAGTGGGTAATTTTGTCGCCCGTCTCGGAAGCCGCACTGGCACTAGCACTCAACTTGACCCCACAAACGGATCCGGCGAACTGTTCCTTATTTCTGAATCGACAGTTGACAACACCGGCACTGGCGTGTCCGGCAGTCGGTACAACTTAGTGCTACGTCCCGGCGATTCAGCTAGCACGTTTACGCCTGATCAGTATTACCGCGTCGGCACGCCCGCTTTTAGCTCGAATCGAGTTTATCGCTCCAAGCGGAACGAAGCTTTTACTACATTCTCGACAGATGAGTGGGAGCCTACATTGCCAATGCTCACCAACGAGCGCGGCATTGAAGCTCTTCGCATTGCAATCGGTCCTGAACTGTTGATCGACAAGGATCTATCAAATGATCCAGCAAGCACGAATCTTGGCGTCAATCAAGAAACAGACGCTGACATTTTGGCTCAAGTGCGTAGCGCCACAGATTATCGCGGCATTGGCGATTTCATGCAGGCTATCGGTTATAGCAGCAGCAACGTCAATTCAATCCTGACACTGCAAGACAGTGCAACAGTTAGGGACTGGGACCCATCAGCCCTGAGTAGCCCTGCACCTAGCGGCAAGCTGAGTGCTCGCGGCTTCTGGCCTTTGGAATTTAACCGCCCCAGTTTGATTCGTGCTTTCGGTCAGGCATACGAATGGGCGGGTCAGGGTAACTATTCCAAGGCAATGCCTAAGTATCAAGTGACTGCCCTGAGTGATCAGCACAAGATTGATTACTTCGCGGTCAACCACATGGGCGGTCGCGTATATAACACCGGCTTCAACGAGGACGGTTTGATTGTTCAAGGCGACACGATCAACGACCTTGGCACTAACACTGTTGTTACCACTGAAACCGCTGGTCTTGGCGCATTGGGCGGCGACCCGGATTTCCCGGTGGTTCCTACCAGTTTTGACACACTGACTGTTACAGACGAATTCAACGCTCTTCAAGAGGCCAACTTTAACAACATCACAATTAACGGTGTTATCGATGGTGCGCCTACGTTTGCGCCTAACTTCCTGCCTGTCGCAAGTGAAACCGTTGAAGGCGTCATCGAACTTGCCACAAGCGCTGAAGTGGCTGCCTTTAACGAAATCGACAAGGCAGTAACACCCGCCACGCTCGGTGATGTGCGTGGAGCGGCAGATGGTTTTGCCTCTTTGGATGGGAGCACAAAACTACCTACGGCTCAGCTCCCCAACATTCCAGAAGCCAATCTGCCTGCTGCGTCTACGACGTTAAAAGGCATCATTGAGATTGCCACGAACACTGAAGCTGCTGCTTATAGCGACACATCCCGAGCATTAGTACCGAGCAACTTAGCAGCTCTTCGTGGCGCGGCCAATGGTCTTGCAACATTAGACGGCAGTTCGCTGCTGCCTACCGCGCAGCTTCCCGAGATTCCACTGGCCAACATCCCAACGTTGACCAATGCCAAGCTGCCTGTACTGGAGCTGGCAAAGCTGCCGACTATTCCCGCTAACAAGCTGCTGACCGTGCCAGTGGCATGGGTGAGTGGCAACACTAACTTTGACCTAAGCGCCAACTTCACCTTCTCCCATAGCGGCACCGCCACAAACCTTGCCCTTGGAGCACCAAGCACCACTGGTTATATCGGCACTTCAGGATTCATCTACATCACCAATACGACAGGCGTTGCCTTGAGCGGCATTGACAATGCCAACTGGTACGGCGCAGTCAACACTTGGGTGAATCCCACCAATAACACTACCGGCTTAACTGGTAATTTGATCATTGGTTACTACATTGCCGCTGCAAATACAGTGGTGTACACCGCATCCATGGTGAGCTGACATGGCAGGTAATTCAGTCCCCGTATTTTTCGGCGCCAAGGCTCGCACCAAAAAACCGCCTGGTATTGACGTGACAAGCATTACTGACTTGTCTGGATCAATGCAGCCGTATGCAAGTTTTATTTCAGCTAGGGCAACGTATGTAGCACTTGAAAACGCATTGATTGCACAAGGCATTGGCGTGCTGTCATCTAACCGTTACAGCTTTGCAAGTGGTGGGGACTCAACAAATAATACGCTTAGTCAAATTGAAAGAAACGTCATTGTTAGTGGTGTTTCTCAGCGCTGGGCACCTGGCGCAAATGTGCTAGATGGCACGGCAACAATTCCGACCCTGACGGCCAACCAAGGCAGCAGCACGGAAGACATGGGGATCGCTACTAATCTTATGACCGGCAATGATCGTGGCTATCTTACTGGCAACGAACGTATTATTATTGCTGGTTCTGACGAACAAAGTTATGGCGCTGCATTTACTGTTGGACCCACATACCCCCACCGCTATGTTGGCGTGCATGACGTAACACTAAGCGTTACTGAACCTGCAGGACCCAACCCTGTACCAGCCGGCACGCTAATTGGTTTTGTGTATACAACAGCAAGCACTGGGGTGGCTATTTACAACAATAGTGGTACATTAAATTATCGATTAGCAGTTCCTGTTGCGAACATGAACGCTACCGCTGTTGGTGGAACGCTTCAGATCAACGTCGATCACGCTGAAATGACAAACGGTGCAATTTACGATATTGATGTGGATTTTGCATTACTAGGCGAATCTCTCGGCACCGTTCTCGGTCAATACTTATACGACATCAGCTAAATCGCTAGACTGCAGACACCGACCCATGTTCGGGCTTCTACGACTCTATAGTCATGTCACTACAGATCCAGCTCAAGAAGAGCGCGGTTTCGCAGAAACAGCCTTTTGCCAGTGACTTGGCTGTAGGCGAACTGGCGCTGAACTACCACGCCGACGGACCCTTCCTGACCTGTAAAGACACAGCAGGCAACGTTCGTAAGCTCAACCATGTGTGGGTGGGCACCAGCCCGCCATCTTCCCCGAGTGCGGGCGATCCCTGGCTCGATACCACGAGCACGCCTATTCTCAAGATTTACAACGGCTCCACTTGGGTAAGTTCCGTCTCAGTGCCGCTTGCCACTACGAGCGCCTACGGCACCGTCAGGCTTGCCACTACTGCTGATGTCACCAACGGCACGGCTGGAAAACTTGTTGATGCGGCGCAGTTAGCAAGCCGCGTTACTACTGACATTGCATCTGCACTCGCCGCCGACCCTTTTATAGTGCCGACGCTAAGCGTCACAGGTAACGCAACCGTCACTGGAAATCTGACGGTTAATGGCACGCAAACCATCATCAATACGCAGACGCTTGACGTAGAAGATCGCAACATTGTCCTCGGCAATGTCAGCAGCCCAACAGATGCCACCGCCAATACCGGTGGAATTACCCTAAAAGGCGCCACGGACAAGACTTTTTCTTGGCTCGACGCAACCGATAGCTGGACGAGTAGCGAGAACGTCGATCTTGCCAGCGGCAAGAGCTATCGCATCAATGGCACAGAAGTCCTGAGCAGCACCGCTCTCGGTAGTGGCGTCACGGATTCCAGTCTCACAAGCGTTGGCACCATCGGCACTGGCGTGTGGGAAGGTAGCGCCATTGTCGATACCTACCTCGCCACGATTAGCACTGCAGGCAAGGTCAGCAACAGCGCCACTACTGCCACTAATACCAACACCGCAAGCGCCATTGTCGCCCGTGACAGCTCTGGAGATTTCAGCGCTGGCACGATCACCGCAACGCTATCTGGCAACGCTGCCACTGCCACCAAGCTCAGCAGCACGCGCACCTTTGCGCTGACAGGCGATGTCACTGGCACGGTTGCTAGTGATCTAACAAGCGGCGCCAGTATTACTGCAGCAATCGGCTCCGGCGTGATCATCGACGCGGACGTAAACGCCAGTGCCGGCATTGCACTCAGCAAGCTCGCCAATGTAAGCGCCACTGACAAACTGCTGGGACGCAGCAGCGCAGGCGCAGGCGCCATTGAGGAAATTGCTTGCACTGCAGCCGGTCGCGCTTTGCTTGATGACGCCGATGCTGCAGCTCAACGAAGCACGCTTGGACTTGCCATTGGCACGGACGTGCAAGCCTATGACGCCGACACAGCCAAGCTAGATGTAGTACAAACTTTCACTGCTGTTCAAACACTGACCGATCCAGCAATCATTGGCACGATCCTTGAGGACGTGTACACGATCAGCGACGGTGCAGCCTTCGAGATTGATCCCGGCAATGGCAGCGTCCAGCTAATCACGCTTGGCGATAACCGCACACCCAAGGCAACGAACTTCGCTGCCGGTGAAGCTGTAACGCTTATGGTGGATGACGGAACGGCTTATGCGCTCACCTGGACCGACGCAACATTCGGCGGTTCTGGCGTGGTGTGGAAGACGGATGCAGGCTCAGCACCAACGTTGAACACAAGCGGTTATACCGTTATTGTGTTGTGGAAAGTTGGCAGCCAAGTGTATGGCGCTCGCGTGGGAGATGCGTGATGTTAAGCAAGAAACTACTGGGTAGTAAGTCTGTGGGGGCTGCTCCTTACAGCGGGGATATAGCTGTAGGTCATGGCAGTTCCCCTTACATCAGTGTTTACCCATGGTCTTCGGGGTTTGGTACTAAGTACGCAGACCCTGCTACACTACCTGCTTCTACCTGCAACGCCGTTGCATTTTCACCTGACGGTGCTGATATAGCTGTAGGTCACAATAATGGCAGTCGCGTCTCTGCCTACCCATGGTCTACAGGCTCAGGATTCGGTACTAAATATGCAGACCCTTCTACATCGCTTGCAGCCTCTGGTGACGCTGTTGCATTCTCCCCTAACGGCGCTGACATAGCTATAGGTTATGCCTCTACCCCTTACATCAGTGTTTTCCCATGGTCTGCATCGGGGTTTGGTACTAAGTACGCAAATCCTAGTCCGACACCTACTGTTGTTAACGGTGTAGCCTTCTCTCCTGACGGTGCTGATATAGCTGCAGCTACCAACCTTTCCCCTTACATCAGTGTTTACCCATGGTCTTCAGGGTTTGGTACTAAGTATGCAAATCCTTCTACACTGCCTTCAAGTTCTGGCAATGGCGTTGCCTTCTCTCCTGACGGCGCTGATATAGCTG